TATTTGCGCAGAGAGCGATCCGAAGTAGTCGACCGTCGACCCGACCTTGTGCATGTTGCCGGAGTTCTTGTAGACCGCCGCCGCAATCCGATACCCGACCGCCCGCGCGGTCTGCTTGATCCCGAACGCAACCTCAACCATGTACCAGCCGGCCACCGTCGCCGTGACCAGAAGCCTTCCGCTGCCATCACTCGACACCGTGTAATCGCCGGTGTTGGATGCAGACGCGTCGTAGTCCGAGGTTTTGAACCGGATGCCCGTCGCCGTGTTTGCACTGCACGACACACTGATTGTTCCGCTGGTCTTGCGCATCACGAAGCCCGAGCCGAGCGTCTGAAGCTTCGTTGGCAACGCCGCCGGGAGGATCGTCGACCCCGCCGATGAACCCCCATACAGAGCGGTGTTGGTCGCCACAATCGCCGACTGCGCTCCCGACGCCGCAGTCTGCGCCGTCGAGGCGCTCGCCTGCGCCGTCGCCGCATTCGTACTCGCCATACTCGCTGTCGACCTCACCGCCGAAGCAGCAGTTCCCACCTCAGTGATCAGCCGCGCGGAAGACCCCGACGAGCCGTTCAACCCGTCGAACAGCTGAGCCCACGCCGCCAGGACTTTGTCCTTGATCGTCAATGGGGTGGCCGTCTGCGCACCGCCCAACAGGCCTGCCGCCATGTTGTTGAGAGAACTGCTCAGGTCAGAAGCAGCAGTGTTCGCCGTCGATTGCGCCGTCGAGGCGCTCGCCTGCGCCGTCGCCGCATTCGTACTCGCGGTGGCAGCCGCCGACCGCACCGCGGCAGCAGCAACCTGCACATCCGACGGCAACTTCCCAGTCGATCCGGTACTGCCATGCAGACCGTCCCAGAAACTGCTCCACGCCTCTTTAAACCGGTCGACCACCGTGCCCACCGGCTGCGGCGACGATGGGACGGCGCCCAGGATCGCCTCGTGAATCTTGTCGATGATCGACTGGGGGTGCGTGGTCTCCCGCACGCAGATAGCACCGACGTAGAACACGTTGTTCGCGGCCGTGGCCGAGGTGGCGATCACCCAGAACTTCGCCGTGTCAAAGCCGTCAGGGACGGTGAGCGTGCACGAAAGCGGATTCCACTGGCCGCGAGCCGCGTCGGCCGATGACAACGCCGTCTCGACGAACATGTCGATCGGCGACAGGGTTCCGGTCGAGTCGGTCAGCGTTGCGCCGACCCGCACCGCGCCGGCCGTCGAGTTGGTCGCATCCGGCATCAGGATGGACTTCACGAAGTACGACTCGCCCCCGGCGACCTGGTAGCTGTCGTACTTCGGGGTCGGCGCCAGCACCAAACCGCAGGCGGCGCTGGTCTTCTGCACCCACTTCCACGACCACAGGCCGGTGAGGTGCTGATCGTGCGTGTAGTCGAAGTCCTGGGCCACGTTGAACGGGAATCTGGTCACCGCCCGGCCCAGCGAGAAACGCGGATCGAAGCAGGCATTCGTGCCGGCGCGCGCCTTCAGATCGGTGACGAAGGAGGCGAAATCGGCCTGCGCCTGCGCCTTGGCCGGCGCCGTGTTCTCGCGGACCCCGCAGCTGTGGATGAAGAACAGCAAATTCGCCGTCACGTTGGCAGTCGACTTGACCCAGAACACCGCCCGGTCATAACCATCGGGGATAGTCACCGACGCGGTGATCTTGTTGAACTGCCCCTTGACCATGTCCGGCCCGTTGAGCGGGAAGTCGGCGTAGATGTCCTGGTCGGGCAGCACACCCGACTCGTCGGTCAGGGTCCCGCCGATACGGATGCTGCCCGGCGACGTCGCATTCGCGGCGTCGGGGTGGACCCACGCCCAGAGGGCGAAAATCTCACCGGCTTCGACCTGGTAGTGATTGATCCGCGTCGTCGGCGCGAGTTTCAGGCCGCACTCGACCCCGGCGTGGTGGTACCACTTCCACGACTTCAAACCCGAATGGTGCTGCTCGCCAATAGAATACGAGGAGGTCTGCAGGTCCGATACCGGGAACCGCTTCAACTCCACAGAGAATTCCGGATCGAGGAACAAGTTCGAGCCGGCGCGGGCCTTCCAATCCACCAGGGCGTCCGCGGCGGCGTTGGCCAACTGCATGTCCAGCTGAGAGCTGAACATCTCGTCGGCCCGGTCCCGCAGCTCCGACAGCTTCGCGTAGATCGAATCGAGGGTTTCGGTTCCGGCCATCGGCAGCGACTCGATGAAATCGGTGAACAGCGTCGGCAGATCCGAAGGGCCTTGAATGTCAGCAGGGTCCGCGGTGGCGATGCGGGAGGACACCGCGGCGAAGATCTTCAAGATCAGCCCGAACGGCGACAGGTCGCTGAGCGGGTTGCCACCATGGGAGTTGCCCAGCAGCGCGCCGGGCATCCGCTCGGCGGCCCGCGCCCGGTGTGCCGCCGCGGACTGATCCTGCAGCCGCTCGGCGAGGGTTTCGACCGTCAGCGCCCCGACCGGAAGGTTGGGCACACCACCCGGTGTCGTCACCTGGCCACCCGTACCGCGCGGGCATGCTTGGGGATCCGCTTCGGCGGCTCCGGGGCGACCGCGGTCCGCGCGGTGAACGGTTCCCCGTCGGTGTGGTCGGGCGGCGGCGGCACGACAACGGACTGCTGACGCACCCCGTCGGTGATCCAGGCTGGCGCGTGGATCGCCGTGGGGTCGACGTGCTCGGTCTGGCGGATGCCGAGCGCGACGAGTTGTGAGGCGAGCGCGCCGACGACCGGCTGAAGGGTGGTCATCGGGACCTCGGTTGCGGTGAGCAGCGCGGAGGCCAGCGCACCGCCGAGGGCTTTGGTCTGGCCGTCGATGTCGTCGACCGCGGGGACCTTCTTCGGGATTGTGACGTCGGCGATGACCTGGTCGGCGATGGTGTTGGCCGACTCGGGGGTCAACTTCTGGGGGGTGTCGGCTTCGGCTGGCTGCGGCTCGGCGGCCTTCTCGGGTTCGGTCACCACAGCCCGATCTCCTGCAGGCCGCCCATCGCCTTGGCGATCAGCTCCGTCATGCGTTCAAACCCGTCCTTCTTGCTGCGTGTCGTACCGAACTGCCCCTCGATCGCCAAACCGTTGACGTCCCAAGAGATGTCCAGGCTCAGGCAGCGCCGCACGAACACCCTCGGCATCAGATACTTCTGCGTGCCGCCAACCCGGTCACCGAGCCACCAATGCCCAAACCCGTTGTCCCCGATCAGGTATGGGGCCGCGTTGGCCACCTTCAGGGTGAACGCCGTGTCCGGGTCAGTTGCGCGGCGGCGGGCACGCATGTCCATCGTCGAGGCGGCGGTGTAGGCCTGCGTGACGTTCGTCGACGTCGTCTCCAGGTAGTGGCCCCAGCCCTGTTTCTCGGTCCGCGCCAACAACGGAACTGACATGTAGGCCAGGATCGAATCGCGGTAGATCGGGTTCAGAAATGCGTCGATGCCGCCACCGAGTGACCCGATCGAGAAGGAGAAGCCGGCGAACTGGGAGATGACGATCGACAGGTTGTCACCCAGTACGTCCCCGCCGTAGTTGATTGCCCCGGAGATCAATTCGTTGACGCCGGGCATTGACCGGCCACCGACGGTGATCCGTCCAGGACCGCCCGGGGAGCGGGAGAACTCCGAGGTCTGAATCCCGGTGATGTCGCCGTCGCGGTAGACGACGTAGGGGTGCGGCGCCAGCGTGCCGAGCTTGCCGGGCAGCCGATAGCCGGTCTCGTCGATCGTCTCCCCGGTGAACAGGTCGTAGGAGTCCTCGACATGGTTGGACACCAACGACGCGATCGACCGGGTGAAACCGGTGAACAGGTTCCCGCCGATCGCCGTGCCCTGCCGGAATCCCGACTTGTCGATGATGTCGACGAACAGGGTGCCGTCGCGCCAGTCCGTCCCGGCGCCGGGCCACGGCTCGGGATCGCCTTTGAACCAGCGCCGCGTCCACCACTGCAGCTCGGCGTCTTCAAGGATCGGCGCGGCGACGTCGAAGATCGACGTGCGGATCGACCCCACGACCAACGCCGACGGGGCAACCGAATCGGTCAGCTTCCGCGGAACCACGACGATCTGGGAATCGGCCCACAAGTCCAGCGGGTTGACCGGCCACTGGTCCGGGTCGAGCAGGTCGGTGATCACCGACAGGTCGATGTTGGTGACCTGCAGGCGAAGCAGGTTGACCGCCATCGTGAGCTTGATGCCGTGATCGGCCTTGGCCAGGAGCATCCACACCTTGGGCTGCTGTATCAGCGCCATCGGCAGGAATGGATTCGCTGCCGTGTGAACGTGTTTCAGTTCTTCGATGTCGTCGAGGAAGTCGATGATGACTTCGTCGCCGTGCTCACCGCGGACGACGGTGACACCGTTCTGGCTCTTCATGCGGCCGCCGATGCGGGCGCCCATCGTCTCGACGATGATGTGGATGTTGGAGGTTCCGCGGGCCTCTTCGTCGAGGGCCCAGAACGCCGCCCAGGTGCCGCGCCGGTCATCCAGGTCGATCGGCAGCCGCAGCTGGATCGTCCCGGTCTCGTTCACCAGCGGGTTCAGGTGTCCGGAGAGCTCGCCGTGGACGGTGCCGCGGTATATCCAGTCGCCGTCGTAGAGCTTGACGCCAGGACGGTCGTAGGCCCGTTCGATGCGGTACTCGCGGATCTCCCGCGCCCACTGCGCGAAGTCGTCGTGGTCGGTGCCGGTGAACGGCTCAGCGAACGTCGCGACCGTCATCAGTGATGCCCGCCCGTACTGGCATTGGTGCAGATGCTCTGTATGCCGATCAGGCTTGGTCCGTCAGCGCCCAGTGCGTAGATGGGGATGTCGCATCGGCTCGGAAGTGAGCATGTGTCGCACCACAGTCCGGTCGTCGACGACCCTGCGGCGATGGGCAGGGTCAACTGGCCGGGCGTCTGATATTCGGTCGGCGGTTCGCCGTCGGCGATGCTCATTCCGCTTCCAGCCCCGACTCGGCCGACCAGAAACGGCGTTGCCGCAGAGTGCACTTCGCGCCGGCCGGCCCGGTGCAGATGACCGGCACCAGGATCGGGCCGTCCTCAGTGCCTGTGTACGGCGGGACCGCATAGATCGGCTCAACACCGTTGAACAGGCCGGCCGCGTTCGACAAGTCGGCCGAAACGTAGGTGTCCATGAACGGGTCCGACATCACGCTGAGCTTCTGGGTCAGCACAGGGGTGACGATCATCCGCGCCGCGTCCTGCCCGACCGCCCGATTCCACAACCGCTCCTGGCCGAACCCGAAGTCGGGGAACTGCCACTGCGCCGGGTCAAACGTCCACTCCAGCCACTGCGGCTGATCGGTCGGGTTCCACACCGCGAACCAGGCCGTGCCCGCCGCCGCATAGCCGACCGTGACCTCACCATGGGAGAGGCCGATGTCACCCCAGAAGCCGTTAGCCGTCAGGCTCCCGCGGTTTCCGGTCAGCGAGCCACTGACACCGGGAGAGAACGACACCCGGTAGTGGCCGGCGGTCCTTGCCGTCGCCGGGGCGCCGGTCACGGTGACGTTCCCCGCGCCGACTGTGCTCAGCGCCGCCAGCGCGGCCTGAAGTGACGCGGCACTCACGTCCCAAGGGATTCCGGTGCTGATCTCCACCCTGTGCCCCAGGCCCGTCAGGCTGGATGCGGATCCAGTGAGAGATCCGGCGGGCACATTGGCAAACGCGACCCGGTACTTGCCGGCTGACAGGGCGGTTGCCGCCACACCGGTCACGGTGACGTTCCCCGCGCCGACTGTGCTCAGCGCCGCCAGCGCGGCCTGAACCGTTGTGGCGCTTGCGTTCCACGGGATCGCCGAAGTGGTCTGGCCCCGGAATGTCAGGGTGAAGGTTCCACCGACCGCAGCCACCAAGACCGCGAAATGGCTGCTGGTGGTCTGCCCGCCGAAGCTGAGCGCAAAATCTCCGCCGTCGGCCTGGATGGTCACATCGAACTGGGCGGTCGAGTTGACCCACTCCTGCACATCCTCGATGCCCTCGTACATCGGATTGACCGCGACCGCGGACACGACAGCGTGGTAGACGCCGTCGATATCGGCGTCAGCACCGTCCTCGGTGGTGTACAGGATCTCCTTGGCCAGACGGATGATCAGCGTGCGCCGACCTGATGGGCCGTCGTAAACCCAGCGGACCTTCCGCAGGTTCCGCGGTGTCCCCCATAAGCGTTGGAACCGCGGCCTGGTCGCCGGCGTCAACCAGAACGGCAACGTCATCTGGCGGATCGGAACGGATTCGCCGACGACCCGGCCGCCGTTCTCGAACGCACCGGACTGGGTGCGCAGCGTGAAACCGGTGTCGTAGACGCCGTCAGGGTTGGTGTCGAGGATGATGTCGCCGTCGATGAAGTCGTCATCAGGTGCGGACACCACAACGCTGTCAACGACCTCACCGTTGACCAGCGACTCCAATGTGATTGTGGCGACTGCCATGTCAGTACCGGCCCAGGTTCGCCGAGGCCCGCTCGTTCTGCCAGCGCTGCCACCGCACGAATGCCTGCTCGGTGTCGCCTGCGGTGATCGTCGTGTTGAACGTGGGGCCGGGCTTTCCGCCGCCGCCGCCGTGCACGCTGCCGATCGCCGAGGCCGCCGCGGGGGTAGCGGAGTTCACCGCCGACGCGACCGGGGCCACCGAAGAAGCACCACCCCCGCCGCCGATCGAGATGCCGCCGACGATCGTCGACAGTCCTTTCAGCCAGCCCGGCGACCCGTTGATCCCGAACGCCTCCAGCGCTGACCCGACCTGTCCGTCGACGAACTGGCCGGCCGCAGAGCCCAGGTCGCCGAGCCCGCCGACCGCGGTCTCCGCCTGCTTGGGTAGCTGACCGCCCATCGAATTCTTGACGGCCCCGCCGATTTGAGTGCCTGCCTGCTGGCCCGCCCACGTCCCGATCCCCGACAGCGATCCGGGCGCGCTGAGGTTGGTGGACGATCCGCTGCTCGAATCCACCGACGTGCCCGTGGTTCCGACGCCCAACGCCGACAACATCCCCGACGAGCTCGACGCCCCCGCGGCGCTGTCAGACTCGGCACTGGCCGCCGGTGCCGCATCCGCGGGATTGGGCTGCGACACCTTCGCCGCATGCCCCAGAGCCCAATGCACATGGTTGGCGTGCGCGGCCATCAGCCCGCCGCCGTAGAAGCCGACACCGTCGCCGACGTTCTTGCCGTTCTTGATGTTGTGCCCGAACGGGGAGTGAATCAGCTCGAGGCTGTCGGGGAAGGTCGAGGCGATCCACGACGCGATCGCCCCCATACCCGGCCCGCTGATATCGATTGCCCGGCCGGCGTTGTGGTAGTCGGGGTGGCCTTCGGTCTGGACCGTGCGGGTTGCGCTGGAGAGGATCGCGTCGGGGAACTTCGAGCGGACCGCATCCCACATGGACTGCTGCTCACCGGTCGTGATACCCGGGCCGCTGATGTTGCCGAGCTGCACCCGGCCGCCGCCCTGATAGCCGGGCAGCGGCAGCTTCCCGTTGTTGTTCAGGTAGTCCAGCAGCCCGGGGAGCGCGTTCTCGATCCGGCGCCGCGAATCCGCGCGCACCACGAACTCGTCGCCGTGCACCACCCCAGCGATCCGGTCGGCAGGGACGTTCCCCGTGTAGCCGCCGAGGTCGAACTTCGGCAGCGAGAACGTCACCGGGTCACCCGGAAGCCAGTCCGGAGTCGTGAAGCTCAACGCCGAGGCGAAGTCGTTCCACCATCCCTTCATCCGGTCGACCATCGACTTGAACGCGTTCGAGATGCCGTCCCACATTCCGCTGGCCGCCGAGCTGATCGCAGACGGCAGCCCCTTGACGAAATCGACGACCGCGGTGAACTTCGACTTGATGCCTTCCCACACCTGGCCGGCCTTGGTGACCATTCCGTCCCAGATCTTCGAGATCGCTTCCCACGCCGCGCTGAACGCAGTCTTGATCGCCTCCCAGGCGACCTTCAGGTACTCGGTGAACCCAGCCCAGATCTTGCGGCCCAGTTCGGTTTTCGTGAAGAACAACACCAGGCCGGCGACGACCGCGGCGATCGCAGTGACAACCAGTCCGATCGGGTTCGCTGTCAGCGCCGCGTTCCACAGCCATTGCGCTGCCGCCGCGGCCTTCGTCGCCGCCATCTGCGCGCCCTGCGCCACCGCGGCAGCAGCCGACGCAACCTTCGCCCGAAGGGTCGACGCCGCCACCGAATTCCAGGCGGTAGCCAACCCCTCCACGGCAACCGACGCCAACGCCTTCGTCTGATTCGCCGCGAACTCGGCCACACTCGCGGTCAGTGTGTCGAACATCTTCTCGGCCACCGGACCGACCGGACCCAGCTTCGCCGCGATCTTCGGCCCCAAGTCCAGCTCGGCCAGCGCTGAATCCAGAGCGCCGGCCACAATCGGCGCGAACGCGTTCCCCACAACGACGCCGGCATTCTTGACCGCCGCCGACGGTCCGGCCTTCGCCTTACCGGCCGATGCCGGGGCCTGCGCGGCCTGGCCGCCGCCGCTCGACGAGCTCGGCGCATCATCCCGGCGCACCGCCGAGTTGATCTTGCGGCCGGCGTCCTTGATCTTCTCGGCGGTCTTCTGCCACGCAGCGCCCAGCAGATCAACAGCTTTCGTGCTCGCCGCGGTCGTGATCTTGCCCGCAACGTCTTTCAGTGCCGGCTCCAGTAACTCGTCGAAAACCGGCTTGACGACCTTCGTACCCAGCTCAGAGCCGACCGATCCCCAGGTCGCCTCCATCTTCTTGGAGATCGCCCCACCGAGGTCTGCGCCACTAATGGCGCCTTCGACTGCCGGAACGATGGCACCGGAGATGCGGTCCCCGACAGTCTTCCCGGCCTTGCGCGCGGACGCGTCGTTGACTTTCGGCTCAACGGTGACGCTCTTGGTGTGCTTCTCGACGGTCTCGCGGGTCTTACGGCCGGCCTGCTCGGCGGCGCGCTGGTCGACCTTCGGCTCAACGGTGACCTCGCGGGTGTGCTTCTCCACACCTTCACGCGCCTGCTTGCCGGCCTGGTCCGTCGCCCGCTGATCAACCCTCGGCGCGATCGCGACCTCGACGACCTTGCCCTCGATCTGCTTCTCGATCGCATCCGAAACACCCTTGAGGGAGGGAATGATCTGCAACGTTGCGTAACCGATGGTCGTCAACTCGCTCACCTCCTGGGCTGTTAGATTTCGACGAATGAAGCTCGCTCTAGTGGCTGCTGCCACCGTGATTGCTGCCGTTGCCTCGCCTGCTCACGCGTCGCCAACCGGTTCCGGTGAGGTGATCGACGCGATCACCGCAGCTGGCGGATCATGCTCGAATGTCCCGCTCACTCACCCGGTCTCGATCGCGGCAGCGGGCGGGGTTAGCGGGGGCGCTGTGCACTGCGATCTTCAAGGCGTCGCGTTCCAGGTCGTTCTGCCCGGCCCGGATTCAGAGTCAACGCGTGGCGCGGCATGTGCCGCCGGACAGATCAGCAGCAACTACCAGATGCTGGCCGGCTACGCCAATAGTTGGCTGGCCTTCTCTGACCATAATCGCGACTTGGCCATGATCGCGTCGGCGCTCGCCACGCACGGCGTCCAGGCACAGATCGTGAACTACTGCCCCGACCTGCCCGACTGGACTGGAAGCCGGTAGGCCCGTTTCCGCTTCAGGTAGAACGCTTTGAGTTCGGCTTTGGCGGCGGCAATGGCCTTGACGATCATCTCCGCCCGCGTCGGGTGATCGAAATCCTCTGGCAGGGAACCCTTCTCGGAGTACGCCCGCGCGATAAGTGACCACAGATCGGCGAGCAGGTGATCAGTTGGTGTCCACCCAGGACGCCCGTCGATCGCCTCCACCGCGCGACTCGTCACCGGCAATTGTCGAACCAGCACGCCGAGCCGCCGAGCCGAGAGTTCACCGCGATAGAAGTCGCACAAGTCGATCCGGTACTCAGACTGCAGATCGGCCTCAATCTCGTCGCCATGTTCATCGAGCAGGTCGACGAGGCCGATCAGTTTCCCAGTATGTCGTTGAGCTGCTCGCCGATCGCAGCGAAGTCGTCGACCGTCGGGTTCTTCTCCATGAATGCGGCCCACTGCTCCGGCCCGAGCAACTCCTCGGTGCCGGCGAACTCGTCACCACGCTTGAACGCGATAACCGCCCTCAATGGCACCTTCCCGAGAACGGGGACACGCAATGTGAGCCCGCATGATTCAAGGTCGATATAGCCGTCGACTTCAGCCTGCCGCGCCTCGGTAGATCTCTTCGGCTTGCGGTCCCGCGGCTTCGGCGCGGTGTCGGGAATTTCAGGCATTGGACGGGTCCTCTCACTAGATGCGGGATGTCGGGGGGGAGGCGACCCGGCCCCGGGGACGGGTGTCGTCGGGCTCCTCGCCCTGGGCCGGGGTGGAACAGCTACGCGACGGTGACCGTGCCCCCGGTGCCGCCAGCGGTCACCGAGAGCACCGGCGCGGTGAACACCGCGGTGAACGGACCCGAACCGGAACCCGTCACGGTCACGCCTGTGCTGCCGACGATCGCCAACGCACGCAGCGCGGTCTGCAACGCAGCCGACGTGAGCGTCGAGATCACCGCGGTGGTCTGGCCGTCGACGGTCACGATGTAGGACGTCAGGCCGCTGCCGAGGGTGAACACCTTGGTCAGTGGCAGGCCGCCCACGGTTTGGAACACGTCATTCGCGGCGTCCGCGGTGTGGTGAACCACGATTTCGGCGAACGACAACTCGCCGTCAACGATGCCGCCGTGGCTCTTCAGCTCGGCCAGCGCCGGACGCAACGACACCCATACTCGGCTGCCGGCGGAGACGTCCTCGTCGATGAACCGGTACAGGACATAGATCTGGACGTTCTTCGGAATGCCGATCTTGTTGGCAGCCGAGCCCGGCAGGATGATCGCCCTGGTGGCGTCGTTGAACTCCAGCGCGGTGAACCCGCTCTTGAGCTTGCCCTTGCGGGCTTTCATCCGGAACGCCGGCCGGCCGAACGCGTCGTACTCCTTGACCTCGATGCTCGGATCGAGTGGAATACCCTTCTTGTCGTCGATCAGGCCGGAGAACTTCCATCCGAGCGCGTCGAGGTCCGCCGTCGGGGTGGCCGGGATCATCGCCGCCAGGTTCGACACATCGGACTTGAGTGCGATCCACACCTCAGCCTTGTCGGGGATTGTGGTGGCATCTGGATTAATGGTCTGCACCATGGGATTTCCCTCCTTCAAGGGCGTTACTCATGCCCTTGCGGGCGCAAAAAACCCGCCCAGGGATTAGGGCGGGGTCGATTCCTATTCGCTCGGCGTGGACTTGCGCGGCCGGCCGCGCTTCCGTGGCACACCGGACTTCTTCGCGCGCGACTTGCTTCGCGGCGGGCGTTTCTTGCTGGGCCGCACCTCCAGGCCGACCTCAGCGGCGGCGCGGGTCAGAACACCGTCCTTGGCTTGCACATCAGCCGGGACTTTCACCTTCGCGCGGGCCCGATCGGTGGTGGACATCTCAACCACCGCGCCCTCGCCGGCGGCCGCCGCGACCTGCTGTGCCAGCGCGGCGATCGCCTCGGCGGCCATCACCTTGAGGACTTCGGCGCCGCCCGCCTTGTCCAGCTCGAAAGCCATCAGACCTCGACGGTCCGGGCGGTGGCGCCGATCAGGATCGACGCCAGCATGGCGCCGGTGGTCTTATCGCGGGCGTCGAGGATCGTGCCCATCTCCGGATCGACATACGCGACTCCGGGCGGGCGGGGATTCGATCCGGCCAGCAACCCGGCGGCCAGCGCCACGATGCCGCGGGCCTCATCCCGGCCGGCAGCCCATCCGGTCAAACGGATCGTGTGATCGGACTTGATCGGCCACCGTGTCGGCCCGCCGTCGTCAGCGACGACTAGCAGCGGACCATCAGCCGGTGTCCACTTGGCCGGCACGTTCAGCCGGGCTTCGGCGGTCGGTAGCCGCGCGTCGAGCCAGTCGGCGATCGGCTTGACGACGTCGGCCTGCACGCGGGTCACGGCGTCGCCCCCGTCGCTGCAAAGGCCAACACCTCGACCCCGCCGCGGCCCGCCTGCTCCCACTCCTTCGCCCGGCCCACACACACCTGGCCGCGAACAAGGATCGTGAAGTTGTCGGTGAGCACGGTTACAGTGCGCACCCACGCGCCGTTCCGCTTCACGCGCAGCGGCAGATACGCCGTGAAAGAGACTGTATCCAGGTCGCCGTCCGCCCCCGGCTCCACAGCCGTATTGCCCGGAGCAACAAGTGCATCCACCGCGAACGGCGTTCCAGCGGGCAGCGGATTGTCATGCGCATCCATGCCGGCCCGCGGAGTGATCGTGACCTTCTCGGTCACGCCGCCCGCTCGAGCCGGTACTGCTCCAGAATCAACAGCTCAGCCGTCGTGAACCCCGCATCGGGGCTGTCCGCATTGCCCCACCGGAACGGTCCAACAACAGTCGGTGCGCCGCCGTCGGCAGCCTGAGACATGTGGTCGGCCACCGAATACACCGCGGTCTCGAAGTCCGCAGCATCAGCGAAGCCGTGGGACATCGTCACCGTGATTCCCTGAAAGCGTGACGTCCAGAGCCCGCCGGACTTCTTGCGCACCAGGCCGATGCGGGACCACTCCAGCCCGGCCAGGTCGAGGTCGACACCATCCTCAGTGACCGCGGACAGCGCGACAACACGCAACGACGGAAGCCGCAACAGTGCACCGCCCGGACCGTCGACGGTCTCCGTCTGAGTCAACTCTGGTGCGACGTGCCAGCCACACCACCGGCGCACCGCAGCAACAGCGCTGTCGAGCAGCCGGGCTGTCTCGTCGGCGTCGGCGTCAAGACGACCCTTCGTGTAGTCGGCCAACACGTCAACGTCGAGCACGAAAAACTCAGGCCTGCTTGTTCCGCGGAGTGCGGGCCTTATTCGCCGGTGCCTTCGCCGGGGCCTTCGCCTCGGCCGGCCCCGCGGGAACGGTCAGGCCCAGCTCTGTCGCGTCCTTGTCGGACAGCTGCAGGGTCGTCTTATGGCCGTTGATCTCAACGTCGTATTCCTTGAGCCCCACGGGTTCCTCCTTCGATGAGGCCGGACCCGGCCGAGGCGTAGCCGCCCCGGCCGAGCCCGAATTGAACAGCGACACTTAGGACAGCGCTGCCTTGACGATGGCCTTCGGCCGGGTGAGCGCGAACGCGCCGCGCTCCTCGCCGAGGATCGCGACCATGTTCCGGATGAAGAAGTCGGCGTGGGAATCCGAGATCGTCACCGTGGTCTGCTCGCGGTCCCAGAACACCGCCTTGGAGAAGTCGCCGACCAAAACGTCGGTGTCGGCCTGCGACTCCGACTCGACAACCGGGACACCCCACAAGGTCCGCGGGCCGATGGACTGCGGACCGCCGTAGTAGTACCGGCTCTCGCCATCCTTCGCCAGGTCGATGACCTCGGCGGTAGCCGGGGACACCAGGATCGCGTTCGGGTTGACCCGACCGACCGTGCGAGCCTTCGTGATCGCCTTACGCACCGTGCGGAAGATGTCAGTGTCGAAGGCCTGAGTCTGGATGCCCGACCAGTTCCGAATACCGGTGAAGTTCTCACCGGAACCGTCACCGGCGAGGATCTGCGCCTCCTCGGCCTCCGCGACGTCGGCGCGCAGCTCGTCGTTGATCAACCCTTCGAGCTGAGCGACGTCGGCGAGCGCCCGCTTGGTGGCCGGCACCCACTCCGCGATCGTCTTGACGACTGCGGTGCGGCGAACGAACGCCCACGACCCCTCGGGCTTGTATCCGCCGTTGGGGTTGTTGACCAGGTTCGCACCTGCCGCCAGGGCGTTGCCGTCCAGGGCGGGCAGCGTCGGAGCGGCCGAGCTGGTTGCCTCGGGGACCACTGCGGCCGCGTTGGTGTGCGACGTCTGCTCGACGTACTCCACCGTGTCCGATCCGGTGCGGCGCACCGAGATGAGATCGCGCAGCTTGAGTTCCTTGCGGCCCAGCATCTCGACAATGCCGGTCTGCTCGTTGACAACGAACGCACCGGCGCTGGTGTCGGTGCCGCCGACGAACAGCCCCTTGATGTTGATCGGGTCGGACTGGATGCGGGTCTTCTCACCGATCCGCACCGAGCCATCGGTAGCGGTGAACGGCTTGAGCATCGCCTTGAACTCCGGCGACTCGACGACCTGCAGACCCAGCGCCTTGACCCGCTCACGGACGGGCCGCTGGCCCTGGGCGTCGAGGTCGTCTTTGGCGGGCTGCCCGATCTCATCGGCCAGCGCCTTCGCTGCGCCGAGCACGTTCAGGTCGTCCTTGGCTACCTTGATCTCGTCGAGCTTCTCCCGGCCCTTGGCCAGGTGTTCGTCGTAGGACTTACGGTCGTCCTCCGACCACGCGCTGGGGTCCTTGTCGGCGTTGGCCTCGATGATCTCGCGGGCCTTCTCGGTGTGATGCAGTGCGGCCTTCTGGAGGTCGGCCAGCTTGGTTGCCGTCATCGGCATGGTGTTCTTCTCCTTCGTGAGAGTTACGCGC